AACCAGGGCGCACGGCTCAACGCGCAGGCATCAGCGGACCGAATCAGCGGCCGTAATGCTTCTACATCTGGCTATATCAGCGCGGGCAGCTCACTGCTGAGCGCTGGCGGCACAGCGTACAACGGCTGGAAAAAAGCAGGGAGTAAATAACCGTGAGAATTCCAACGGGTAATTTTGGTAACGTTACGCCGCAGGCTAATCCAACCCGGGTCGGGGTCAGTAATGTTGGTCAGATAGGTAATGCGGTGGCAGGGCTGGGAGCTGCTCTGGGGCAGACTGTGGATGATTTGCAGCGTACGCAGGATAAAGCTGACGTGGCAGCTACCCAGGCGATACTTACCGATCTCGATGCGAAATCAAGCGACCGCTGGGAAAATCCGGAGACCGGCGCGCTGGTAACCCGGCAGGGGTTTAAGTCCTCCGGCGTCGGTCTGGATATGGATAAACTGGATTCTTCAGATTATGAAGAAGCCCGTAAACGTGTACCGCAGAGCCAGCAGCGGTATTTTGACGCGCAATGGAAAGCGGGTCAGATCCGCCGCGCCAGCACCTACAACAGCTTTGAGCGCACTCAAACCGAACAGGCCCAGCGCCAGCAGCTCGACGCAACGGTAAAATCGTCCGTTGAACAGGAGGCGGGGGCGTTTGACGATCCGCAGGCTGCTGCGTTAATTCGCGGAGCACGACAGCACTCCATTTCGTTGTATGGTCAGGCACAAGGCTGGTCGCAGGAACAAATTGACCAGGCTGTTTCCGAGGCCAATTTACGTGCGATGGACCAGCGAGCCCAGAACTATGCCGTAACCAATCCTCAGGGCTGGTTAAATGGCGATTTTCCGGTGAAAGATACCGGCGCTATGGATATGCGTGCTATCGGTATCGTCGAATCCGGCGGTAAGCATTTCAGCGCCGACGGCAGCGTTATAACCTCTCCAGCCGGTGCGCAGGGTAAATACCAGCTTATGCCGGACACGGGCAAAGAGCTGGCGGCAAAGCGCGGTGTTGAATATAACCCGGCAGACGAGGAGCAAAACGCTCTGTTGGCGAGTGATTACGCGAATCAGTTGTACGGGAAATACGGCTCTGAAACGCTGGCAGGTGCCGCGTATAACTGGGGAATGGGTAACGTTGACAAGCTGATCGCGAAAGCCGGAGACCCACGTAGAGGCGAAATATCTGAGGCTGATTTTGTTCGGCAGCTACCTGCGGAAACTCGCGGGTGGCTGGCCCGGTACCGTAAAAATAAAACTGGTCTCGATCCGGTGTCGGTCAACAAAATCGATAACATCGCCGAGTCTAAAATCCGTGAGCAACGTACGGCCCTACGCGAGCAAATTGATCCCATTCTGAATAATACGATGGCGCAGCTGTATAACGGCGAAGTACCTGACGCTATGCCAAATAAAGCCTCGATCATGTTTGCGTACGGTGATCAGGGGGCAAAGGCGGTCAAGCAGCTCGATATCGCGATCAACAACGCTAAAACCTTCCAGGCGATACAGTACGTTTCGCCAGAACAGCAGCAGTCAGAAATTGCGAAATTAAAACCCCAGGCAAACGATCCTGATTATGCGCTCAAGCTCGACGCGTATGGCAAGCTCGGCGCGCTGGTGCAGAAAAGCAACGAAGCGATACAGACACAGCGTGATGCCCGTCGTTTTAATGAAGCGCTGTCTATGGGCGAGAAACTCGACCCCACGAACAAATCCATGCAAAAAGCCGCCGACGCCACGCCGACAGCGCAAAACTTCCGGATTAACGATACCACCACCCATGACGGGATCGTGCAGCAGGTGGCCCAGACCGGGATTATTCCTTCTCAGGTAGCCACTCAGTTATCGGCGATTTCCCGTGCGCGCAGTCCCGAGGTGGTTCGTCAGGGTGCTGAGTTATTCAGCCGTCTGTATGACACAGATCCCGCATCTGTCGGCGATATGCCAAAGGATATGCAGGGCTTTTATCTCACCGTTAAGCAACTGACCGATTCCGGCATGGCATCCGAAACCGCTATCGAGCAGGCGCAGAATCTGACCTACAACCAGACAGATGCCCTCAAAGCGCAGCTGGCATCAACCCAGAGCACTAAGGAATACAAAAAAGACCGCGGCAAAGCGATGAATTCCGCCGTGAGCAGTATGTCAGGCTTCTTTAGCTGGGGTAATCCGTCCGCTGACGACCAGACACCGGAAGCCGCACGCTTCCGCAATGATTACCAGTCGCTGTACGACATCAATTACCGAACCGCAGGCGGCAATGCTGATGCGGCGAAGAAAATGACCAACCAGCAGATCGCCCGCACCTGGAGTATCAGCGAGGTTAATGGCGACGCAAAGCTTATGAAATACGCGCCAGAGGCTCTCTATAACTACGGCCCGTCAGGCTGGCAGGCGGCACAGTGGAAAGAAGAAAAAGAGAGCCTGATGTACGGCGAACGCAAGGGCGACATAACTACCAGCCCGGCCCAACTGGGTATCACCTCCGGTAACGCAGCACCGGTTACCAGCAAAACACCGGAGTCGCGTATTGGTGGAGATCTGGAGATAACTCCTGATGTGCTGACGGCCCGCAATGGCGATTACGCCATCATGGTGCGGACAAAAGATAAGGATGGTATCGAAGCGGTGCAGCCGTTCTACGATTCGTACGGCAGACCTATGCGCTGGAAACCGTCACTGGAAGAGTGGTCGCCATACAAAAAAATGCAGGAAGAGCGAGAAGAACATGATCGTAATGAGCTGCAACGCGGTCAGGACATTCGCGGGTTCAAAGATAAACACCGCGCTCTCGATGAACAATATAAGCGCCTGCACGATGAACGCATGGACAAGGTCAAAAATTACTTTTCGTGGAGCACTGAATAATGCCGGTATACGCCACTCCTGAAGAACTGAATAATGGATTCACTCCGGCGGGCAATGTCCTGGCGGCACCTTCCGGGTTTGATGTCCCTTTGCCTGAAGGTACCAATCCGACACCTCAGCAGGATGAGCCGTCCGTATGGGGCGCTGCATTTCGTCAGAATAACCTGCTGGGGCAGATGTTCCGCCCGGCGAAGCAGTTTGAGCAGGTAGACGGGTATAACCCGTATGATGATAAAAACGAGCTGCACGGGTACGAACAATGGGGATCAGCCTTTGCTGACTCCCGTTCGCCGGAAGAAACTGCCTGGCTGAAACAGCAAATCGACGACGAAAACGAGGACCGGCGGGTACTTTCCGAGGCTGGCGGGGAGGGGGTTCTCGCCAGCATTGCCGCCGGGGTTGTCGACCCGGTTACAGTTGCTTCGATGTTTATCCCAGGCGCTCAGGGGGGCGCTGTGGCCCGTATTGCATCACAGGCTGCAATCGGTGCAGCTGCAACAGCAGCGAGTGAGGTTGCGCTTAACAACCAGCAGATTACCCGCACGTGGGGGGAAAGCGCTTCCCACGTCGCAGCCGGTGCGTTGATGAGCGGTGTATTTGCGGCGGCGGGTGCTGCGCTGTCACCCTCAGTTCGCACAGCGGCCACGCGTGAAGTTGCTGACGCGCTCGATAATATGAGTATCACGTCAGCGACGGACACGGCTGCTGCCTCGCTTCCCGAAGGTGGCAGCGTCGGCGCGGCGCGAATCAGTGAGGCCACGCTCGAGGATCTCACTCCGGCAGCTGGCGGTCCGGTCGGCAAACTGGCACGTAAGGCAGGCAGCTATCTGACACCGTTTACCCGTCTGATGGAGTCACCGTCTAAAACCTCCCGCCGCACCGCGCTTGAGCTGGCAGAGAATAACTACACACTGCAAGGTAATGCCCGCGGCATTGAGACACCCATCGCAGCAGAAACCCGCGTTCGCGGCTGGCGTCGTGAAGAGGCCGCTGTCGTGGTGACGAACAAGCAGGCCTACAGTCATTATAAAGCCGCTGGCGGTGACCTGAGTTTTTCCCAATTCCGCGAAGAAGTGGGTAATGCCATGCGCAGCGGCGATGTGCATACTAATCCGGTGGTGCAGGAAGCGGCACAGGCAATGCGCACCGTTGTTAACCGGGTGAAAGTGGCGCAGCAAAAGCTTGGCCTGCTGCCGCCTGACGAGGAACTGAAAGCCATCGGCCAGGAGAGTTATTTCCCGCGTGTATACAAAGTCGGCAAGATTGTTAACGAGCGTGATAAATTCCGCGACATGCTGGTCGACTGGTGGTCGCGTGGTGAAAAAACCATGTCCCGTGAAGAGGCTGAAATCACTGCTGATGCCACGATCAATAAAATCGTCGGCGCAAAGATTCCGCAGGATTTTGCAAATGTCTTTATGGTGAAAGCGGCTGGCAGCACCAGGTCACGTACGCTCAGTGTTCCAGATCGCCTGATGAAAGACTTTCTGGAGAGCGACGCCAACTATGTGCTGCAGCGTCACATTCGCGAGGCGTCGGCAGAGGTTGAGCTGACGCGCGCATTTGGTAACAAATCACTGGAGAAGCAGCTCAAGGATATTCAGGACGAATACGATGCGCTGATGCGCCAGAATCCCAAAGACCAGGCGAAACTGGCGAAAGCCCGCGATAACGATATCCGCGATATCACAGCGTTGCGCGACCGCCTGGCGGGTACTTACAAAATGCCGGACGATCCCTCATCATTTTTCGTACGTGCTGGTGCGTTCCTGCGCAGCGCTAACTTTGTCACTAAGCTGGGCGGAATGACCGTTTCCGCTATTCCTGATCTCGCGCGCGGTGTGATGGTTAATGGCTTTGGCAATACCATGCGCGGTTACTCTGCGTTGATCACCCGCTCACCGGCATTCAAGGCAAGCCGCGCAGAGCAGTTAAAAATGGCTGTCGGGCTGGAAACCATCCTGCATACCCGTGCGCGTACGATGGGTGACCTGGTAGACAGTT